GAATGAGAAATTCCCATCCGAGTAAAGCGTGGCTTTGCTAATCGCACAGGCTTCGCTAACGGTGACGGTCTTACCTTGGCACTGTGTCACCACCGCCATAACAGTAACGAGTAAAGTTACCTTAATCATTCCTCCAAATCCCTTCTGAGTTCTTCCAGCGTTTTCTTTTTCGCTTTGGTGAGTTCCGCTTCGGCAGCCTTCACCCGTACCTGCATTTCAGCAAGCGAGTCAGCCATTGCTTTGCGGTAGCCCGAGGCTTCCCACTCTTTCTGGCTGATCCGTTGGGTAATCCAGTTGACAAACTTCATAAGTAGAAGCGCCAACTGGATTGCTTTTATTGCTGTCACGTAGAGGAAACCTGCTTAAGCGTCACAGTGCCAGGCTGATCAGTCGGCGTAATAACGGCAGTGCCGCCGAACAAGTTCCGCAAGAACCCACCTGGCCGCAACAACTTCATCACGAACAGCAGCCCTCCAAAGAACATCGCTGCATACACCGAGTACTCAGGCGGGAGCCAAGAGATAGCACACGTAGCCTGAAAGTCTTCTTTGCCTGGCACACAGCCAAGGCTCGCCATAAACCCTGACAGCACAGTGAGCATCGCGGTGATCGTACCGATGCTGTTGGTAAATTTATTAGTCCAGTCCATATTTCACTCCTTATCGAAAATCCGTGTTCCCCACGGCGGGCAGTTCTCAGGGATATTTCGCCCATGGTAGTTGAAAGTGCGGGCCATCCTTGAAGTTTTTCCAATCGCCGCCCCACTCGATAGACACGCCAACTTCCTTCGCCGCTTGCTTCATGGCTTTAGCTAACCTGTGGAATAACGGCCAATCCCAACGCAGTTTTCCATTGATCGTTGCTGCCAAATCAACTGCATGGCTAAGGCCGTTCGTCTTTCCAGGCAAATGCCGACTTCGCATAGTTTTGCTGGCACCCTTGGCGACCAGCACTTTCTGCTCGGCAAGAGTCCGAATGCCGCAAGTAATGATGAAGTCAGTGTCAGTGAGCTTAACCGCTCGCATAACTACCTTCACCAAATCCGGATGAACCTTTTGCAGTTTCGCCAATGAAGCCTTATTTAATTCTTTCATTCAATCACCTCATTTCAGAATAAATCACCACAGTTAAAACGGTCGGGATCGACCATTCCCCAACACACTGCTTTCGGAGTATTAAATCCGAAAGTGAGTGTCGATGCTGCCAAGCCTCCCGCAGGAACCAAACAACATTGATCGCCATGTACTCTCTCGGCAGACCAAACACAAGCACAATCGTGCATATAAGAAGCGCCCCTAGCACGTGTAGTGTAATGTCAAACCAATCCATCAGAAGCTACTACATTTTCTTTTACAGGAGCTGCTACAATTTCCTCCACAACAGGTTCAAGAATTTCCTCTACGACCGGATCAGGAACCTCATCGACAAGAGCCGCCAAAGCAGTACTTGCTTCTGCCAGCTTCGCTGTCCAGCTTACTACATCATTCTGAAGTTGAAGAATTTGGGCATTTAATTCTTCGAGCCGAATTTTAGCTATCTTCTGCCGATCACTGATCGTCGCAATAAGCTCAACAACGGAACTTTCTGAAAGCCCTGTTGAAGTAGTAATCTGTTGAACCATTGACTCTTTTGGAACGTGTTTCATATTGTAGTCCTTTCTGTTGAAAAATTATTATGGTCCCCATGTTGCGCCAGTAAAGCCCGCGTTCGTGCCGCCTGCCGACCATGTGAGCGTGTAGTCGTCTGTTGTCGTTGTGGCAGTGTTCAAATGGTAGCTGTGGTGGCATAAAGAATTACTTTCAATCACCGTGTCAACTGCCTCAATAACAGTCTCCGCCCCTGTTTGCGTGACAACAGCCGTGCCACTTGCAACGTTTTTGTGGCCGCACATAATGGTGAAGCCGCCATCTGTCTTTGCAAGACCAGTCAGCACCAGTGTTGTGCCGGAGCCTGTTGCATTCACAGTGTCAACGGGAGTTTGACTTGCGGGGTAAAGTGCATAAACACCAATCAAACAGTTGGACTGATTTCCCGTGAACGTCACAACAACATTGCCTGTAGCATTGGCTGTGCTTGCCGCTCTCCAAATGCTCACATCAGTATTATCAAACGCAATGGCTGTGCCGACAACAGTTGCCGAGACGCCATCAACGGTCACGCTGCTTATGGAAGCTGTACCGAAGGACGTGACCGCGATAACGTTCATACGTAGTGCATCGGGGGTGCCGAGGTCACAGGAAGTAAACGTGTAAGTCGTTCGATCAACAGTGTCACTGTACGACGCCCTGAAGCTCGGAGCTGGGGTTGCCCCAGCAGAGTTTGCCATAAAACCAGACAACTGTGTTACATGGAATGACATCAGCTATCGCTCCCCGCATCTGTTGTGTAGTGGAGCTTGACACCATGCAGGCGAGCATCAATTGCCATAGTGTCCGAGCCGTCAGAAGGAACACGCTTGATTTGGAATACTACCCACTCCTCAGCAGTAGGAGAACCTGCTATGGTAATAGCTGGGGTTTCAGAGGTTCGATATATATCGTTTGTGGTTCCCCCAGTGTCGGCAATTTGCTGTGCCGTTCCAAAAGCCGCATCGCCCGCATCATCATCATTAAAGGCAACGGCCTCAATCGCCCACACAACGCCAAAGTTAACTGTAGTAGCTGCATGGGACCAAATGAACTGAGCAATGACCGTGCCTTCGTTCCAGCTCTTAGGCATTTGAATTGCGAACTGAGCAAACTCCTGCGTCGTGGTGTCGAAGTCCAACGTCTTGAACATTATTTTGTTGGTTGTAGTTTCTACTGTGCCTGACGCTGCGCCGTTGGTTGTCCTCGAGGTCATGCCAGAGGCCGGAATCCATATTGTCTGCTTGCCAAGGATGTCACTCATAAACGCGAAGGTCTCACTGACTCCATTGATACGCATCAGTATGTCTGTTGAAGTGGACCAAATATCGCCATTGGTTGGAGAACTCGGCGCAACGCCTGCAGGAATATTAAAGCTCGGATTTGCGGTTGACCCTGTAAAGAGCGTAATAGTGCCGGAGAACGTGCCGCCCGAGGTGGGCATCATTGTTCTAGTGTTACCGTTGATCCGCACGAGGAATGAACTGCTTGTGGTCCAAATATCACCATTGACAGGGACGCTTGGTGCCACACCATGAGGCAGGTTAAGTCCCGCTGTGCCCGTAGCAGAGGCCACCGTGGTCAGTAAGCCTGTCATAGTGCCACCAGCTTTAGCTAATAAATCACTAATCAGTGCCCCGCCATCCGCAATTAAATCGCCAGAAGTTCCATCGAAGATTGCAATTCTACTAGCAACAACCGAGCCTGGCCCAACAACATCACCAGTGCCGGAACCTGACGCTCCCGTAGGGCCAGTCAGATTATCAATTACCGACCACACACCTGCGGCTTTGAAATAAACATCACCACCTCCAGTGTCTAGGTAATAGTCTCCATCTATGCCAGTTCCGCCGCCAGGCGCTCCACTGCCGTTAAACCAAGTTGAGCCATCGGTTCCATTCGTACCACTTGGCCCCTGCAGATTATAAATAACGCTTCCCCAGCCTGCGCTGGTTTTCGGCCCGTACAAATCCCCATTAGCGTCATTGATATAATAATCAGTGTGCTTTCCATCAGCCTCATCCGGAACCCCTGTTCCTGTCAGGATAATAGAGGCCCCGATAGTGGCGAGATAATTATTTCGCTGGATCATCATCACGATCCGATCGAGTTGTTCTTCGATAGCTGTCGGATTAAACACTCCCTCACGCGTTAACACAAGGTCCTGCGTAAGCGGCACCACTCGATCGATCCGAAGTTTATACAGTGCGGAAAGGGGAGAGCCGCTTGGAAGGTAAGTTACCGTTCCGCCCCCGCTCTCCCCTGCCCCCGCAACCGTATAATCAACAGCGGGAACAACCGTCTCTGCCGCAGTCGATATTAAAATACTCGTTACGACGAGATCGTCAGCATCGTAGAAAAGGAAAGGCACAGTGAAGACTGTCGTCACACCGTTCCCTGTAGCTATGACTGAAGCAGTCGAACTAGAAAGGCTCATTTTTGTCTCCGATCAGGAAGAGGCGAAGCAGCCTCGATTTTGTCAAGCAGTTGTCGGAAATAGAACAGGTTCTGATAAGGGAGCATTAAGCGAATTGAGTGAAGCGTGGCTTTCGTGGGCGCGTCTAAATCTTCTATAACACGCATTGCTTTTTCAAGCAAGTCAAAAGATGGCCCAAGCACGGCCTCCGTCAGATCGCCTTGGCCCCGCCGAGTGGAAGCTTGCCCGCTGAAAGTGGCGTAATCACGGAGGATTGGGAGTTTTTCTGCGACTCGCTGTACCTGATCGAAAACGCCTGTGACGCCGGAACGACTGATGGCTTCGTCAGCCCACTTGCCCAGTCCCGCGTTACGCATTTTTGTCTCAGTCTCTCCACCAACCGCAACCGCATACAGGAAGTAAGATAAAGCCCCCAAACCGAGAGACAGAAAAATTCCATTCACTGCCGCCATGTCGTGTTGCTGCAAGTTTGCCATCACAACCTTTTGGGTTGAGACCATGCCGTAGGATTTGAACTGCGCCAGCATCCGGTAGAACGTATTTTCGTCAGTCCAATTTGGTTTGCCGAGCCCTGGCGTCACGATCGTGGCATCGACTTCACCTACGAGCATCGCTCTATACGCCCGCTGGGCTCGCGCCACGAGTGGATCAGCAACGTCCCAGGACTCTGTATTCGGCAGCCACACGCCATTAACTTTGCCCCCGCCTTTACCATTCGTCACCTGCTTCCAAATCGTCTCAGCAATCTCAGCATCGATGTTGTTCTTCGCCAAAAACTCAACCGCTTTCTTTTCATTCCCTTTTTGCGCCTTCATCACGATGGCAATATTGTCGAGGGCTCGAGCGTTCACCACGCCCGCCGTGATCTGCTTCATGGCCGAGTTCCAGTGATCGAACCCTCCCCACACTCCAAGACGAGACGCGAGGAAATGTACCCCACGCTCGACTTTAGTCCCTCTATGCGCATCATCAAAAATATCCGACATAGAGTACATGCGAGTGTGGAGTAACACATCGAGGGCAGTGCCCGCAAGTTGAGCCTCCCGCTGCGACATGCGGATGGTTTTGAAATCGGTAATCATCGGAAGCACTGCGTTCCGCATGGTGTTAGCTAGGCCATGCCGCATGACCACACGGCTCACATCGGGGATCGATGAGATCAGCACCCCGCCCATGAACCGAAGGTAGTTCAAATCCATGAGCATCTTGGCCCCACGATAGGACCACGCCTCCGGATCAGTCGGAACATTGCGAATGCCTCGCACACGCTCCAACATCACATAGAGGTCTTTGCGAGCGCTTTCATAGAAAGCCTCAAGCTTTTCATTCTCTTTGATGAGTTGCTCTGGCGTATATCTCGGCGTTCCGTCCTTCTTTTTGGCCTCGGCCAGCGCCTGGCTCATCTTAACTTTTTCATCAGTGAGGTCTTTGAATTCTTTCCCTGGGAGCATCTCGCCAAACACCCTCGCTAGTGAGATGTCCGCGCCAAGCGTCCGCGTGTAAGTGGCAATGACTTTCTCAATATCGGTCTCAAGGAAATCCCCGATACTGTCCGATGGCACGGTTAGCATACGAGCAAGCTCTGGACCACGTTCGCCTCTGATAATATCATTGTAAGCAAGCCGCCGCTCGGAACCCAAGATTTTATTAATCACGGCCTCGGCGTCGTCACGAGCCTTCTCCGAGAAATCTGCAATCGCCCCGTTCATCGTGAGGGGCGCATTCGACACGGCTCCACGCAGGTTCCAACGATCGACGAACTCAGTAGACCGTTCCTTCATCTTGCTCTCGAGGGCTTTCAACCGCGCTGCTCGTGCTTCAGGCGAAAGCTTCTCCGCTGCTGCCCACAGGCGCTCGGCCCGTAGCGTTCGCTTAGCGTTCAACTCCGCTGCAGTCTCTCCCAGCGTCCGCTTCATCTCGTCGAGGGCTTTTTCGAATGAGACTCGATCGAAGTCCTCGATCCCATCCAGCTTCGAGTTAATCTTCTGCATACGCTCAAGTACTGTCGCCTGCTTGTCCATTTCCTTAAACGGAACCTCGGGCAAATTCTCGACATCGACTTTAGTGATCCGGTCTTCGAGGGAGTCGAATTTACCTGCCGCATCGGCGAGCTCAGCCTTAAGTTTCTTCACCGCTTTGCCGAGCGCCTCGGGCGAGGCCGATCTACCAAACGATCGCAGCTTTTCAATCTTAGCACTATAGCTGAGGATCGTATCGATCTGACCCTGCTCAAGGTCCTCAACCTTCCGCAGCTTCGCCTGCATCCGAGCGTCAACGCCTACGAAGGATTTCTTCAAGTTGTCGAGGTTCTTATTGATCGCCCGGACCTGTTGCCGGTACTGGCCTAGGTCCTCACCGAGCACCTCCCCCAGATCGGACTGCTCTTTCGCATGAAGCTTCATCTGCTCATCGATCGCAGCAAGTCGACCAGCTCGAAGCGAGAACTCATTCGGGCTGTTGGTCCGAGTCGCCGCGAGAACTTCTCTCTCTTTACCCAGCGCTCGAAGGCTCTTCGAAAGCATACGATCGGCGGCGTCGGCTGCGAGTATATTCGGGTCAGTCTGCGTCTGAACGTCCTTCAGCCGTTGCTGGAGTACGGCTTTTTGCTTAGTAACTTCCTCTTCCGGCATAGTCCAGGTGTTTTTCCTAGCCGTATCCGCCTCTTGCCGAGCGACGAACTTTTCATTCGCCTTCACGAAGTCAGTCTCAAGCTGCATCTTATAGTGGTCGGCGAATATCTTCGCCAGCTGTTGCCGCTTCTGCACAATCGCAACGTGATTGTAAACTCGCTGGGCGTATCGCTTGTCCCCTACAACTTTCTCGTCGCCTTTGTAAATACCCACCTCAACGCCTTCTTTATAGAGTTTGTCGAAGACCTCTTTTTCAACGCCTTGAGCTGCTTTGCGTACTTCCGGCGCTGCCTGCTTTTCGAACCCGGTCCAAATATCTCGAATAATCGCTTGCTTAAATTCATCGTAGGACATCTTTCCCGCCAGCTTGGCGGCTAAGCCTGCACGGGTCGCTGGCATAAAGCCGGGCGAAGTTTTAGCATACTCCAAATAAGCGCCCTCAACGGCCATGTGAGCCTTGTAAGAGACGACTTGGTAGGTCTTTTTGAGGTTCTCAACGTTACCGCCCGGCGAAGCCGCAAGCCAGTCTTGGTTCTTCTGCAAAGCCAGATCGTCCTGAGAGAACCCCGCGGTGAACTTACGGATAGTCGGAGAGCCGCCTTGCTCTTTAACAAACGCAGGCGCGTTCCACTGTTGCAAGCCCCTGATGATTGGGTTCTGTGCGATCGGAAGCCTCGACAAAGCTTCCGCTCCCATCCCCTCAAGCTTCCCCACATCGCGGAGTGTGACGTTCTCAGCCGCGCTCAGGTCGCCGTGCATCGGCAGAGGCTTGGATATGTATTCTGTATCGGGTAAAGTATCGGTATCTAAAACTAGTTTATCCCATTCCTTCTTCGAGAGGGTGTGCGCGATGCCGCCGAGCACTCCGCCGAGGACGACCGAGGAACCAAGACTCATCGCAACTTCGCCCTTCGATCGGGTGAGTTGGTTGTTGTACAGGATCAATTCCTGCGCGCTGGCCCCAGCCAAGATCGAGGCCGCCCCCATAAGCACCGCCTTAGCTCCCGTAGCGCCTTTCCAAAACGGGATGAAAGTCGTAGGGCTCACCGCCCCCGACACTACCGACGCAGCAAAACCAGCGGCACCGCCTGCGTCGAGTATTCTTTTGTTCTCTTCTTCACGATGAACTTGTTCGATCTTCCAGTCCGTCTCAGCGGGGCTCTGTGATCCGAGGAACCTTTCCCCATTTTCAAGCAGGCCCTTTTTCTTAAGGTAATCAACCTCATCATAGTTGTCCACTGGTGGAAACTTCTGCCGATTGATATACTGCCCAACGTTGTAAATATCATTCTCTTGTTCCAGCGCAGCTCGGCCAATATCAGTCCAGGAAGAAGCAGGGCGATCAAGAATACCTCCATCGGTAGGAGCGCTGGGCGCGAAAAACGGGTCAGGGGATTGTTCTTCAAATTGTGGCATCTTACTCTCCGATCAGCTTACGCTGTCTTGCAGCTTCTTCTTCGGCAGGTTTCTTTGCGGCTTCGAGGGCTTTATCAGCCGCTTCGAGTTCTTTATACCTCGGCCACTCTTCAACCGGCCCTGTCCAAGTCTCAAGGTCGCTGATAAGCTCCTCCCATTTTGCCTGCCGCACGGCGAGTTCTTTTTGCGCGGGCAGCTTGTAAGAGTTATCCTGATCGACGGCCTTGGCCTCAACCTTCCCTTTCATCACAGTGATTTCATCCTTGAGGCGCTGGCCTCGCTGAATGATTTCTTCGGGCACCCCGAGCCTACTCCCGCGTGGACCAGTCCGCATAAGGTTTTCAACGTTCTTCAGTTCAAGCTCTTTCGATTTGATCCGGAGGTCGGCCTCATGCTGAACCAGATCATCTTCAGAGGGGGTGAACACATGACGCAGGGGTTTATTGTTCGGCCCTCTAATCATATTCAGCGCCCCGTTTTCCCTCTGAATAAATATCTGATACGAGGGGCGCTTCGATGTAGCGACTTCTTTCGCTGTCGTCACGTCCGAGTTAACAAACACTCGTTCGGTCTCGGTCAGCCCCAACTCCCCGCGGATTTGCTTCGTCATCCAGGAGAAGTCTCCAGCCAGCGCCGGTGAGTAGAGCTCGGGTGGGTATTTCATCAGCGAGTCGACTCCGTCGATCTGTGTCTTTTTCCACACTCGAGAGTATTGTTTATTCGCCATCTGGAGGGCGGCCTCTTGGTTTCCACCAGTCCGGCTCATCGCATCGGTGAACAGGGCTTTCCATTCTGTCTCAGCTTGGTTTAAGGTAGGCGTCAGCGGAGCGCCTCCAACGTCATCAAACTGATCGGCGAATTTAACCCCATTAACATTAGTAGGCTTGAGAAGCTCTTCGGCCTGCTGCCGATAAAACTCCCTTGCGTTGCGCTGCTCGGTGGTAGGGGCATCGGCCAACATCTCAAACAGCTGCTTATCCGGCATGGTGCCTACGAGAGCCTCGTAGAGGTCGGCTTTCTGCCGCACGGCGGGAGTGACCTGTAGACCATAGACCGTGGGATTGAGTTCCTCAAGCGCGTTCAGCGTCTGCAGGGCAAACGTCACATTGCGCCCATCCGTGCTGCGGGCTAGAGTACTGAGTGTCCCAACTGCCTCTGGCGGGATGGCGCCAGTCTTTTGCACGAGGGGCATCAGGCCCTGTTGCACATAGTTCTGATCCCGCTTATTAATCGCGTCGGTGCCTTCGGGTCCATACAGCGCATTGAGGTATTTGTTATCCTCCGAGTTCGAAATGTCGAAGAGGTTCCCTGTAGCTAACCGCTCAACGGCTTTCTTTTTCGTAAGGCCTTCTTTGTCTCGATCTTCAATAATGCCTACGGCTTTCTTTCGCTCCTCGAACGAGTTGAGCAAGCCGGTTTTCATGGCCTCATCAATGTCAGCAAGGTCGGCTTTGCCATCATAGAGGTTATTGTAGAGACTGTCGACGGTCGCTTTACGCGCCGCCTCAGCTTGCTCTTTCTGCGCAGTCATAAGTCGCGTGACTTCGCCCTCGACCGAGTTACGGATCGATGTCCGATCCTCGAAAGGGACATTAATAAAGCGAGGGTCTTCATCGATGTTATCGGGCAGGCTGAACTTACCCTGCGCCGCCAGCGTTCCGTTCGCAACGTGCTGTCCGAAATCGACAGGGGAGCCATCAGGCAAGCCCCGACTCTTTCCCGCCCGATGCTTGATCCCAGCGGCAAACGCCCAAGCCGGGACACTGTCCGCGTGGTGAGTAGGCCCCCACATGACTGGCGCGCCATTACGCATATCGAGGTGAATGTTATTTGCATAAACCCCAATGCCGGTAAAGCCCATGGCTGAGGCTTCTTGAATGATCCGCAGGCGCTCTTTGTGGGAGAGGTGGCCAGTCTCAATATCGATAGCTTTGTGTTTCATGTGGGCACTGTCTTTAGCCCCACCCGCTTTCGCATTCTGCTCAGGATCACGATAGCCGGATTTGACTAGAAGCTGAACGCCGAGCTTTCCCTGCAGCCGCTCGAAGGCATCTACGACCTCAGGGTTAAGGTCTTTAATGTTTCCTTCACTTGCTTTGATCGCGAGCCGAGGAGCGTTTGAAGTGTCTGCACCGAGCACAGCTTCAGCCTTAGCCGCATGAGCGCTCATCTGATTTGTGACTTTGTCAGCCACGCTTCCAGGCGTTCCGCCGTTCGCCGCATCCGAAGCATTATTATAACCAGGCGCTCCGGCATTGATCGTCGAATACAAGTCCATCATGGACATGCCGGGCTTAAACCCTCGGTCGGTCAAGTACTGATCGACAGCGACTAGTTGTTCAGTTACCGTCATACCAGGTCGAATGTTGTATTTTTTCTGCTCAGCTGGCCCGAATTGAATAAGGCCAAGATATGCTCCGTTAGCCCCGCCTTTCTGATCGACGGAGAAAGTGCCGCCAGTCTCGAATGAAAACACTGTCAGAAAGTCCTTCGCCGGAAGGCGGTATTTTTCCGAAAGCCGCTGCGTACCTTGGACTAGCTCGCCCATGTAGGTAGTAGCTTTAATCTTATTCCGCTTCAATGTCTCGGAGTAACCTTGCTTCTCAAGCAACGCAGCGCTTTTCTGCCGCATGGTGAATTTCTCAGTTTCGCTGAAAGCTGAGGAATTAATCGCCTCATCGACCTGAGCTTTCTTGGCCTCAAGCGAGTCGGGATCAACCGCGATCGTGTCACGGGCCTCATCCAGCATTGTGCCGATGGCGCTCTCTTGGTAGAGCTGGATGTGCTTCCGCTGAGTATCCTTAGCGGTGTTCTCAATCGCAGTATCGGGCTCGCCCAGCCGCATCGTGAACTCATCACGGAGCTTCTCAGGAACGCTCTCGAGGAACTTCGTGCGACGCTCTTGGTAGTCAGTCTTGATCCGATCAGCGACTGTCTCATCGTCGGGTGTGGATGAGTCGGCGATTGTCTGAGCCGAGGCCTGAGCCTCTTTAAGAAACGACGAGAAGCCGCCTACGGTTTTGAACCGCTCGGAGTTTTCCCCTTGCTTCTGCACTGTATCAGCGACATCGCCCCGAACTCGAACCCGAGTCTCCGCTACGGAAACCTTAAACCGTTCCTGGAGTTCGGGGGGAAGCCCCGCGATAAACTCGTTCTCGAAATTCATATGCTCCGAGGCGATGCGGTCTTTGACTGTGGGATCGTCTGGCGACGAGTCCTGCATGATCTTCTTCGCGCGCTCAGTCGCCTGCGCGTTGAACTCCACATAAGCGGCGTTCGCTTTGTAGACACTGCTTTGCTCGGACTCGCTCTGCTTCTTCCGCGCGTTCGCCGCGAAAGACTCTCCGAGGGCATTAGCCCCCTGAACAAGGCCGGAAAAGTCTGGAGTAGCGGGCCGGAGGTAAGCCGCCGAAGCCCTAGAGCGACCTACGGTGCCGGTAGTGGGGGCTGGAACACGCATCAGTGAGCAATCCTACGGCGCATGAGGTTAAACGAAGGATAGGTGAAGCCCATCGGAGAGATAGGTCGAGGTTTTACCAGCGCGGACTTAGCCGCAACCGGCGCCAACGAGGGCTTAAACGGCTGGGGTTTAAGGACGGGCCTGGGAATACTCGAAGGGTATTTGGATTGAGCAGGCGAAGCCTGAGCGCCACCAGCCATCGAGGAGAAGCTACTCGCCGCGCCAAGCACCCCGCCGATCAAAGAGGAAATCCCACTGATATTAGCAGCCTTCTTTTCAGCTTTGAAGTTCGCCGCCTCAACCAGATGGCCATACCGTTCCATTTGGCCGTCCTCAATGATGTTCTGTGAGTCCCTTCGGCCCAGCAGCCGTGCCGAGTTTCTCGTAGCGATTTGACTCTTACCCGCGAGGCTGACACCGGAAGCCGCCTGTGCCACCTCTTGCTCACCCAGCATGGCGCGAGTCTCAAAGTAATCCTTCTCCTGCGCATCGATGCCGGCTCGAGTACGGGCTCGCTCGGCGTTATAGATCGCAGTCTTTTCATTCATGCTGGCGACCTTAGCCTGGTACTGAGCCTGCATGAAGCCCGTGACGCCCTGTACGACTGAACCTAGTGCTGCAGCTGCGGCCATGATGCCCTCAATTGATAGAGTGTGAAGCCGTTTCCGGCTGAGTCAGTGTTGTGAAGGATTTTCTCAAATCCGAAGAAGGTGACGAAACGATGGCCGATCCAGAACCCGTCCTCGACACGAACGCAAAGGCGGCCCCACAAGCGAGCAAGCCGCCGTAAAGCTCTGCGGATGAACGGCACAGCTTTGCGAATGTTCTTCGAGAAAGCCTCACAAAGGAAGAAAATAATCTCTCCACCGAACCCAAGGATCGTGTAGCGTCGGAGGCCCACCACACAGATTGGCTCATCGTCGATGGAGAGAGTCCACACACCTCGCAAGTTTTGATAGAACTCTCTGCGGAGTGGACGCATTGCCCGCCACTCTGCCTTCGAGTGCGGCCCGAAAGTTGCGGCAGTCTTCGGGGAAACCAGTTCACTGCGTTTAATTCGGATCATCGCCAATCTCCGACTCGAGTACCCAGCCCAAAATAGTAACAGGCAGTGGTTCTTCCTGAACGCAGTAAGCAGTGCTGTCAATATCCCAAAAAGGCTCAACAGCTAAAATGTGAGTTCCGTTTTTAACTTTATTCGCCTCGCCAAAAGTCTCATACGCCCGAGGTTTAATCGGGTAGAGCGCATCGAGTGAAGACCCTGCTTTTAATCCACGTGAGTTCCGCAGGCGAATTGCCATATGATTGATATTCTTAACTTTGTTCTCGATGACATTCTGCGGAACTGCCATCGGCACATTGCGAGCGGTTGCGGTGTAGGGCAAACCCACTGTAATGCGTGAAGCGGCTTGCTCGAGTGTGACACTGCCGCCGCTCACCACAAGATCAGTGATAACATTCCCGTCAGCCAGCGCCGAGACTGTTTTTCCTTCAAGATGATACAAACCTGTAAGTGTCGTTACTTCTGCGTCTAGCGTCCACTCTCCGACTTCGGCCACACGAGGCATAACAGGATCACTAAATGGAATAGACTGATCGAAATCATCGATTACAGTGATGGTTAGAACCGTCGTGCTGGTGTAGCCAGTGACACGGGCTTTCCCTTGACCGTACCGAATGATTTTATCCACGTCTGCGACAGTAAATTCAGCTGAGGAACTAGTCGCCGTCACTCCCGAACCAGTTAAAGCCGAGAGCGTGAGCGTGCCTACCCCATAATGCATTGGAAGACTTAATGCCGCATCAAGGAAAACAGACTCATCGACACGATCGAAGACGCGAGGGGCAATTTTCTCAATATACTTCACATACCTGCCGTTAATAAAGCGCTTGGCGATCACATAAACGCCAGTCATTTCCGTTTCTTCCAAAACCGCTACATCAAGGAACTGGCCTTGGGTAACACGGCGAGTCCAGGCGTAGATTTCCTGCTCCTTAATCATAGTGAGAAGAAGCATTGTACCGTCAGCGCGAACAGCGTGGATCAAACGATGAGGCTCACTGGCATAAGCCCAGCGAGTGATCGCATAATGCTCGAAAAGATGCGAGGAAAGCATAGAAATATCTGTTGGCGAGTAAAGTTTATATTGATCAGCGTAAGCCAGTGCGTTTACTCGGGTGCCCGCCCCGTTACAGTAGAGAATATCGGTGTCGATCTTGAGCGGCTCCGTGTCGGAAACACCAGTGTAGGTTTGTGGCTCTGCCTGAACGTCAGTAGCTGTGATAGCTCCGCCGTTTGAGCCCGACATAAGCCAAATGCCAGCCTTACTCATCAGCAAAAGGCCACCGCGAGTTGGGATAATGTGGCGAATTGAGGACACGTCCTCACTGTCGATCTCATGCTCAAAGCTATCACTCGCAATCAGTACCCGCGAAACATCAAAATTTGACAACTGGCCTGGGCGAGAACCGTACACTGTAAGGGGGGAATTTTCTGGCGCAGCATAAATCTGCCGCTGCTGATAAACGCCAGCGAGGGCAGGGTTGTTACCCGTCAGTGAACGAATGGTTGCTGTGAGAACTGCACTTGAACCGGTTGAGGTGACGATTGTGAAAACAGGCGTAACGTAGTCCTTGCCCCCGTTCAAAATTATAACACCGACTATTGGACCAGTGGCTGCGGAAGAGTGTGCTGTGACAGGATAGCCAACGAAACCGCTGCCACCCCCAGCATCGGAAACTGTGATGGTGTCGTTACGAGAATAGGCCGAACCGCCGTTAGTCACTGTTACGAAGGTTATAGCGCCGTCAGCAAACGGATTGTTTCCCTGCGGGACGGTCTTGGCAAAATCAGGAACGATACCGGTATCAAGAAAGTAAGCGCCAGAGGCCTGACCGATGTAACCAACCTGCATCGAACGAGAGAGCGTCTGGTAGGTGTTGATTAACGTAATACGAGTACGGTAAACGTTGTATGAAACCGCATCAGTTACCGGTGTCCATCGAATACTCGTTGAAGCTGCTTCATTGTTTTCAACGTCTTCTGAGCCTGTAACGAATTGATAATCCGAAGGGAGGCTTTCCGTGCCGTCTTTTTTAACTGCTGTTATGACATAGGCCATTCCGTAGTTGCCTGGATAATTAACAGTAGCTGCCGCAATAACCGGAGCATCAATACCTCGGTCGTAAGTTTCTTCAGTGAAAGTCCAATCTGCTTGATCAAAACGGCGGAGGTTATACGTTGGGTAGTCTGCGTGCGTAAGGCGAATAACGTCACGAATTTGGTGAGCGCGGAGCTTTTCCAGATCAGCTGTAGAATAGATGGAATCGAGAGTATAGACACGCGCCACGGCTCCACCAGAGGTGTAGGCGGTATGCGCGGTTCCGTTAATGTTAGTGCCGTAAAGGTCCTGAAGGGAAAATGTATTCGCCCCGAGCACGGTGATCTTGAATGTACGATTTGAAAGCTGGTCGACCGACGCCACATCGGGGAGTTGAACAACGTCTCCAGTAGTATACCCGTGGGCAACCGCCGTTACCACTACAGGGTTAGCTGCCGTGATCCCAGTAATCGTCTTGTTCGCCTCAAGCACATAGCTTCCGCCCTGCAGAAAGCGAATATACCCCTCGCCGAAGAGGATCAAATTCGTATTCGCTTCATCGCTGGAAAACTTAAATGTGAAGAGTTTTACTTCTTCATCATCATGCTCGATCGGCTCATTGAAGATCGTCCCAGGACAATTGGATAAGCCACCCAGATAATCGACCTGCCAATTCTCCGCCGTCGATAGGGCCAGATCGAATTTTTCCAGATCGCTTCGTCCGGTGTAGGCGTCTGAAACCTCACCGCCCACAAAGGCAAATTTGATAAAATCAAAACTCATAGAGCGAGTCCAGCAGAGAAGATTGGGCCGACCTGATGAATATAGCCAGACACCGCAGGGACCGAAACAACGCCCCTTGCTGCGAGCCAGTCTGGAATATGATCAAAGGTTACTTGATTACGGTTGGCCACGCGGGCCTGTGCTTTCAGCAAGACATCGTTTGCGTTAGCAATCGCCTGCGCTGCGCGAGAAGCCTTCCCATGCAGGGGCATAGCGATATGTCCGGCCAGCCCCTGAACCGTGGCATACCACAGGTCAGCGTCCCAAGCCGCAACCACGGTCTGCTTTTTCGTATAGTGTAAAATCACAACCTCGCTCATAGCGAGTAGCTTCGGCACACCCCCGACTTGAGTCATTCGGAAATTCTCAAAAGTCGAAAGATGGCGAGGGTAAAGAAAATCATTCGGGACATTGAAGCGGTAAAGCCAAGGTGGCTCAGGCGCACCCTCTTCCCACGCATCAGTGGTCCGTTCGGCCTCGATGGTGAGTTGATTGACTGCCGCAGCAGAGTCCCAATGAGCGGCGCACAGGATTTGATCCCTCACCGTGGGATACCAGAGGTTACAGACTTCGGCTTCTCTCGAAACCTCACTCGGAGAGACAACACGAGAACGAGTCCCTACGGCATTCAAAGCCAGGTTATACAACGTGGTTTGATCTTGGGCCATAGGGACTCGATCCTTAGTTTTTCGTCTTCATTGCTTCGACGAAGTTGGTAGACTTAGCATTACTGATCTCACTCAGTGCCATCGGCTTCTCTGCCGGAGCGTTGGGGGAAGGATCAGATTGCTCTGCTGGCTCAGCCGAACGAGGGAGCGTGAAAACTCCTTGGTTCGGCTTAGTCTTTTCGTTGTAGAAAACAACCTTAAGGCCGTTGATTTCATCGGGAAGCTCATGCACCCCAATCGGCCAGAAGGTTGTCCCATCGTAGAAGGAAGATTTGAGGCGTACAAGCATTATCGACTCCCTTAGTTGCTGGCGTCAGCCAAAGCAACCCACTTCGACGGATCGCGTGTGAGGAAAGCGTTAACTTTACCTGCACTGGTGAGGTTGCCTGCTACCGTAACCAAGATGCCGAGGAACTCTTCGTAAGTGTCCATAGGCAAGGCGACGATAGCGATGGTGGCTCCGGCAACGTTGAGGCCCGCAGGGGAAACGGCAGTCACAACTGTCTTCGCATAGTGCGATGTGCAGTTTGCAACTACACCTGCGCCGAGCGTAGCAAGCGAGTCCGACACCAAAGTGTAGGTGATTGTGCCTGCACCAGCTGCGACGATAGAAGTGTCGCAGGTAATAACAAGGAACATATCCTCGCCTGTACCGATGTCGGAAGTCAATGGGGTTGCCCCCAAATCAATCACGTCCCCCAGTACAGCAGTGCTGACTGCCAACGCAACACTCGTGGCGTCAGCAAACTCAAGCAGTTCATCCATAATCATTTGAAAGTTCCTTTCGATTAAACAACGAGGGCTTCGTCGGCAGCGAGAGCATCAACACGCTTGACGGGAACGCCGTCGAAGGTGACAACACGCTTACCAGCGACTGTTTCCATCGTAAGAGTGGAGTTCAGTGTCTTGTTTGCAATCTGCCGACGAAGCATGCTGCGGATCAGACGGCTGCAATAGAAGACAGGGCGGCCCATTGTGGTGGACTGCACTTGCTCCAGAGCCTGTGTCATCAAGTCGATGAGGTCAGAGCCGGAAGCTGCGTTCTTCGTCAATGCAGACTTGTCGATGTTGCAGATGCGCACGATATAGCGCCAGTCACGGACTGAGAGGCCGCAATCCCAACGGTAATGAGTGCGGTACGCTTCCATACGGCCCTGCGATCCATCAACGTTTTCGATTGTGACTTGCCCCTTGTCAGTGACTTGGAAGCCAGCCTTCGAGCCCTTGGGGATAATCCCGTGGACTGAGTGATCGCCCCAAACAACAAGCCAGATCGATGTGTTATCGGTGCCAGCCCCATCAGACTTGATGATGTTTTCGCCGTTTGCAGCGGTCGTGGAGTTGAAGCGAGGAACGAGGCCGGTAAATTCTTCCGGTGCCGTTGCTTCATTCGAGTAGAAAATCGCACGGGCGAGTTTCTGGTTCATGCCTTCAAGATGCACACGATCCTCGGAGAGGCGGAAAGCAGCAGCGTTGCTGGACAAGTCCGCGAGGGCCTTGTCAACTTCGGCGTAGGCTTCAAGCATACCGCAAGAGTCAGTGACTTGCAATGTGCGGCCCTTGTTGGGCTGGACACCGCCGTAGAGTTTGCGCCACGTTGGTTCAGGGATACCCGAACGAATTGTGGTGCGATGGCCTGTTGGGAGGTTGCCCTCTGTCCAAACCATGTCCTCGAGGATTTCGTTCTGCATGTCGAGGATTTCGACGACATCAGCGATAGCCCCATTAGGGTCAGAGATTTTAGCCAAGTCCAGTAGAGTTGGCCATTTAGTAGCGAGAGTAGCCATTTTGTTTCCTTATTTCATTGTTGGGTACATGCGGTTTTCAACTGACTTCTGACTGTCAACTGGAGACGGCGCGGGAACGTAGCCAGGCTCAACGACAGCAGCAGCAAGTTTGGCAAACATGCGAACAACGTGAGGGTTGTTGCCTGCGCCAGTTAGATCGAGTGCTGCTCGGACTTCGGGCGAACCGTACTTGTCCAGCATTTGCCCGATTGCAGGTTCATGCTTTGACCAAGCCTGACCGCCGAGTTCGGGGTCAGCATTGATCTCGTCAGTCCACTGCTTTTGCATATCTTCCCATGCCCGACTACCCGCTTCCGAGTTCGATTGCATAGATTTTAACTGCAAAGCTACGATTTCATCCACCGCTTCACGAGGGATGTTATGTTTGTTCACAAGCTCAACAAAAGGAGTTGCCAGCCCTTCATCAATGGCAACACCATCAGGCAGCTTCAAGTCCGTCAAAGCAAACGCTGGCGGAGCGGTTGATCCGTCAGGTCCAGGCAAAGGCTCAGAGGGCTGAACCTGTGGTGTCAGGGCTGGCGGTGTCGGGCTCGGAGGCGTAGCTGTGATCGGAGGCGTCACTGGTGTCGTCACTGGTTCGGGCATTGAGGTCTTCCTTCTGTTGATCCTCTAGGATTTGAAAATATCCCTTTGGAGCTGCTTTTAATACGTGTAATTCGATTTGCTTCGAGACATTCGCCTCGCCGCAGCGGAATGAAGTGGCAAGAGCGTTTCCTGCGAAAGGGTTATCATTCGGCCTACCGAGGCCCATAACCCAAGCAAGATACTCTCGCCCCTGCACGGTGGTAACTGCGGCTTTAACGAAGTCATCACGAGCGAGCTGCGCCTGTCGCGCTTTGCTCTGAAGCCTCTTTGCAGTTTTGTCATCCATATCCAAACCCATACCACATTTTACGAGAAGACACAAGAGCCATATCAACTGCCTCCAAGCATAGCGGCGAGGGCATTAGCGCCTCCGCCGACATCAGTTTCAGAAAGGAGCTTTGCGCTCTGCGCCACAGGTTGAGCCATAGCTGCGGCTTGCTGTCCGGCTTCTGCCTCTTGGGCAGCTTGACGGCGCTCAGCCACTTGGTCACGAGAGCGAAGACCCTTCGCCTTCACCCCGATATCACGCGCGTAGTCTCTGACGAGTTCATCTTCATCTGGTAGGTCACGAACTCCAGGGAAGATTTCAGCGAGGTTACCAACCAATTGCAAGAGGCGCTCAGTTGGAGCAACTCGGACCGCAGTTTGAGCCGCAGCAAGAATGGATACAAACTGGATTTCGATGTCCATGTTAGCGATCGACTCTGGTGCTTCCGGTAACAGCCCTTGCCTTTCCATGATGGCGAAGACACGACGAAGGGCGGGGGAAAGGGCTTCATTGTGGAACCTCTCAAGGACAGGGCCAAGTTGGATTAGTTTTTCTTCGCGCCGAGCGTCGATCTCTGTTGCCGTTCGCACCGTTTCCAGCTGCGATATCATCTGGAACAGGTCATTGTGGAACGTGTTCTGGATGCGAAACTGAATGTCTTTCAGATCGGCGGAGATTTCGCCCAAAGGCGGAGCCACCTGAAAGATCGGCTTAATGCCGATGGCCGACTGGCCTGGGACGAAAGTTGTCGAGCCTGGAAGAATTGAAGGAGGCCTACTTTGCAGCGCCGCATCCATTTGCATAGGCGGGCGCACGATGTAGTCGAGGGCTTGCGCCTTACGGCGAGTTTCATGCTGAAGCTGGATCACATCACCAAGGGCGTCCATGCCTGGGCACGTGCCGTAAGCATCGTTACCAGTCAACTCCCACCGAGGGAAAATGCCAGGCAATTCATAGTATCCCCTCACGTCGAGGACATAGTCCTTTTCGTTTCCGGCAACTTCCCAGTAAACCTCCCGATATTTGAAATCCTTCGAGAGGGCGTATTTACGATCAGCGTTAGGCTCAATCATGTGGCCGACAGTGACGGTATCGAGAAGCGAAGCGCCGCCCTGCTTGTATTTGAGTTTCGTGCTTTCGCAGACGTTCTCAATCCCCCAGCGGGACACGAGTTGTTCAACGGTGTAGACGAACTCACGAGCGAAACGGTTCACCGCAAGGCGATCGTCCATGCCGAGGTAATACTCCCCGAGGGCAGAGTTGTAACAACGGATCACAGACTCGCGATCCTCGTAAAGAAGCATTGCGCCTGTGCCGAACACCACGAGGTCGATGTAGAGTACCGCCATCGTGTTGTAGAAATTACTCTCTGCGAGGATTTGCAGCATCCGGCGAGTCACCTCGTCAAGCCACACGACAGCCTCATGATCGAGGTCATCGTCTACGCCAGGGATACGCAAGCGCACCCATGGACTCGAGGGGGAGGTGATCCCGTTCATCATGCCCGCAGCAAGTACTCGGGCGGCACGAGTGCCTGTGCCATCGAGGATTGTTGAGTTCTTTCCGACGTAGTTCTTCCGCTCGTTGGAAGAGGTAAGCCAGAGGTACCGCTTGGGAATATAATATTCCGCAAGCTCGCGCCAAGCATGCCACCATGGAAGTCGTTCCCGCCGCAGTGCCGAAAAGGCACCGTCAAGCGATTGACGTGCGGCGAGGTTTACTTTCATCGAACGCCTCCCAAGAGAGTCTTTTTAACGGTTGAGGCCTTGCGCGCTAAACCGGTAGGGGTAGTTGAAACGAGGGACTTATAAGCGGAAGAAGTTTCTTCTGGAGGAGCGACAGCAGCCGTGTCAATAGGTGATTGCGGCAACTTGGGTTTTGGGGGGTCTTTAATTTTCGGCGTCATTAGAAAAGTTCCTTTGCAAAAGGGTTGTAGTCAGGGGTGATGGGCGGCGGCATCATGCTTCGTTCGTCTTCTGAAGGATGGTAAACTTCAAATGCGAACGTACATGCGAGCGCATCGGCGATGTTTGTAGACTTAACGCCTCGAGCCCGCATGGTTTTTTTAGACTCAAGAAGGATTTTTTCCTGCGGCATGTCGTAGGTTGGGGAGGTGAGTTCTTCCACGAGGGTCATGTCAGAGCCGTGAATGCGCGCAGGGATAGAGCCAATGCCGAGCCAAGTTCGCATCCGGCCCCAAATCTCAGCTCGCTTGTTCGCATACTTCGTGCCATCGTTGGCGTCAGCGCCATCAGGCTTTGAGCCGAAGTCAACTTCGAGGACGGGGATTTGAAGCTGGCGCAGGCGATCCACAACACCACCGCCTACACCGCCCGAGTCAACCATCACGGAGCTAGCGCGAAGCCGAAGGAAAGTCGAGGCCACAACGGCGGCTGTCTTCATCGTATCTGCGCCGTAGAGGATTTCTACAGGGAAGCTAACGCCATCGCGCCCCTTGCGCGGATAGATCACTGAGGGATCATCACCGAAGCGGCCTACGTCCACGCCTATGATTATGGCGTCGGCTGAGGCCACCACTGTTCGGGAGGTCGCTGACATTGCAAGCTCGTAACCGATGAATGACTCAGCATCCACCCGAGGAAAAACACCGCGTACACGAACGCGAACAAAGTCAGAGTCTTCACCATAGTCTTTAATCCACTCGTTGATTTGAGACTTATTTGTGAGGGAGACTTCGCGTGAGTCAACTTGGATCGTGGACCAACGAGCGGCGAAGCGCCCACCAAAGAAGCACTCACGGAAGCGGCCTTTGTTTCGAGTAGGGTTGCCGAAGACCGCCCAAATGATTTCAGTGCCCTCGTCGGTCAGCGCGCCCTCGGAGACTTCCCAAATGACATCGGGAATGGCGGAGGCCTCATCGAATACGAGGAGTATCCGCTTGCCCTTGTTGTGGAGTCCGGCGAAGGCTTCGGTGTTCCGCTCGGACCACGGCACCAGGTCCACTCGCCAAGTGTCCTTGTGGGCAGGATCGCGGGAGCACAGCTTTGTCGCCGTCATCTCGAAGAGTTCATTTCCGATGAAGAGGCGGAACCATTTGGCCAGCTGAGTCCAAGTCTTTGTCTTCAACTGAGTTTCGGTGTTCGCCGTTACGACTCCGATGGTGTCCTCGAAAGTAGACACTCCCCAAAGGATTAACCAAGCCACAAGAGCGGATTTGCCGATGCCGTGGCCCGAGGTCGTTGCGAGGCGGATCGCTTGATCGATTGTAAGTAGGCCATCTCGTAGTCGTGATAAGATCGTGACCTGCCAATCTTCCGGCCCAAGCGCCTTCTCTAATTCGGTTCCTGGGACTCCCCAAGGGAAGGCGAAGAGGACGAAGGCGAGAGGATCGTGAGCGTAAAGGGCGAGTTCCTCGATGATAGCGTCGTTACTCATTGATGACCCTCGCTTCGAGGAGTCGGGCCTCAAGGGCGCGTTTACGCGCAGCCTGCAAGCGGTCGGAAATCGACACGTTCACGTTGGACTCAACCGTCGAGGACGGCCCGTTGCCTGAACGATCGGCAAGGACAGCGAAAGCCTGCAGAAGTAGTGAGTTGCTGAACTCTGTGTCTTCGGTCGGGTTCTCCAGCCGCTCAGAGATTTCATCCAGAATGTCTGAGGACACAGCGGCGGCCTTCTCGTAGACCGTCTGGTAAGCGAGGTCACGGTCCTCTTGATAATGCGAGATCAGGTGCTTCATCGCCGGATCGTTCTTGAGGATCGAAATGCGGGACGGAGTATAGCCTGTGATGATGGCGGCTTCCCAGTCGGGCTTGCCCGCAGCAAGAACCCTCGCAAGATTTCTATGACGCTCGGACAGTCGCTTCACTGCGGATAGAGCCTGAGGCTTCTGCGTTCCGCGTTCCTTCGTCAGCTCTTCGAGATCGGATACCGAGAGCGGGCGAGCGACTTCCCAGTAGACTGGTATTTCCTTGCGGCCAATTGTGGCTATGTCGAGTCCGAGCGTCATGGTGAGGAAATACCACAAATCTGATGGCGTGTCAATATGGATGCTTTACGCGGTGAAGTAACCATATCGAACCTCACGCTCCCGTTGCCGCATAGAAACAGATGAAGCGCACGGCGTTCGAGCAGCCGTGATGTTGGCCGTCTTTACTATCCTTCACCTTGTTCCACGGCACAACGAGGTCCACGAGAAATCCAAGTGAGCCGCGATACCGCAAACGGTAGCCCTCGGGAACCATCGTGACTGCGGCGAAAGGGAGAGGCTCACAGTCCTGCTTGTTGCAGCAATCATCCTCGTACCAATGCGGTGCAGGGCTTCCTTTCGGATGGCCCAAGCCTTTTGGTATTTCCTCAGCCTGAACGATGACAGCCAGAAGGCACAGCAGTGTTAGCCCAATCAACACAGCTTCGACGTATTTAATCATGGCATGTCTACCTTCTGGTTTCTTTCGCTGAGGCTCCGGATGGCATTTTTAATCTCCGTGATGCCCTCGGCGATATAGTTCATCCGCTGCTCTACAACGACGATGCGGCTCTCCTGATTGTCCCGAGCAATCACCACTCGCTCGAGAGCGGTTATTCGCCCGTCGGTCTCGGCTCGCCAAGTCGCCCCAACCACTACGAAGAATAGAGTTTGACAGGCCAACGTGAAGATAATCGCGAGGGGAACCGTCTTGTCCAAGTGCCATTTAGTGTCTTCTTTCATTTAAACCTCTTTATGGTGCGATGTAATAGCCAGCCGTCGCACGCCAGATGACGCCTGTGGTAGCTGGGCATACGATTGTTGTGTTAGTGTTTTGGGCCGTGGTCATTAATGGATAAACGAAGTCTTCTTGCAAAAGGAACAGAGCGCCAAGCGCGGCCGCATCCGCTGGGAAAGTGAATGCAAGGCTCGTGGGAATGTTGGTTGTGGTTACGATTACAGGCGTGGCGGAAGCGGTTAGCACTGCTGCAGCATAGCGGGCAATCTTGATGTAGGTGAGATAATGCCGGAGGCCTGCGCCAGGCGCTGCAAGCGTCAGTGTTACGGCAGCACCTGAGGCACCTGTATTTGTGCCCACGTCTGTAGTGATCATGCCATCGAGGGACTGATCAAGGGGAATCGAGCTGGCGGCAATCGTCGCAGTGCAAGCGCCGGAAGTATAGGCCGTACAACGAATACGGACTGATTTATAACCGGCGCAAGCCCCTGCCCACACACCTGCGACAGCGCCAGTGATTGCAGCAACATATCGCTTCAGCGCTTGGTTGATTGGCCGCATCGGTATAGGCGTCCAGTTCGTTCCGTCCACTGTGCCGGAGACTTCCAGTGTCATGGAAAACGTACCACGAAGGTCCACCATGACGGCAGAGCTGCTGTCAGAGGGGAGGACAATTTCCGCGTTAGCCGCGCCGAGGGACGCGGTGGTGAATAACGTTTCCCTCGAGTGAAGGTTGCCTGCGGAATAGTCTTTGGAAAGTTTGGCCATGA